TTGTGAGATATTACGTTGAGAAGAAACAAAATATTCTGATAGTCGTTCCGACGACTTCGCTAGTAGAGCAGATGTATAAAGACTTTGCAGACTATGGTTGGGATGTAGGTTCATATTGTCACAAGATCTATGCGGGGAAGGAAAGAGAAACGGATTCTCAAGTTATTATTACTACCTGGCAGTCTATTTACAAACTTCCCCGTAAATACTTTGAACGATTTAATGTAGTTATCGGAGACGAAGCACACCAGTTTAAATCAAAGTCATTAATATCTATAATGTCAAAACTTGCTGATGCAAAATATCGTTTTGGTTTTACAGGAACACTTGATGGAACACAGACTCATAAATGGGTTCTTGAGGGATTGTTTGGGGCTTCGTACAAAATCATTCGTACCGAAGAGTTGATGGCGAAGGGTCATGTTGCTAAACTGGATATCAATGTACTTCTACTGAAGCACCCAGCACATAAGTTTGAAAACTTTGAAGAAGAGGTTCAATATATTATCAATCATGAACGTAGAAATAAGTTCATAAGAAATCTTGCATTAGATCTTAAAGGAAATACTTTGGTTCTTTTTGCAAGAGTTGAGGGTCATGGTGAACCTCTATATCATATGATAAATAATAATACGGTTGATGAAAGACAAGTATTTTTTGTCCATGGTGGAGTAGATACAAAGGATCGAGAACAAGTAAGGGAGATTACTGAAAAAGAAAATAATGCGATTATTGTTGCATCATACGGAACATTCAGTACAGGAATTAATATCAAGAATCTCCACAATGTCATTTTTGCTTCTCCATCCAAATCTAGAATTCGGAATCTCCAGTCTATTGGAAGGGTGCTTAGGAAAGGCAATAACAAGACCAAGGCAACTCTCTATGACATTGCTGACGACATATCCTACAAATCCAGGAGGAACTATACCCTTAATCATCTAATCGAAAGAATTAAAGTTTATAACGAAGAAAATTTTAATTACGATATTGTAAACATACCACTTAAGAACTAATATGGGAGATGAATTCTACGCAATTATAAAACTAGTATCTGGGGAAGAAATATTATCACTTATTTCAGTAGATGACTCTACTGATGATACTATTTTGGTATTACAAAATCCAATTATGATTAAAATGTTGCAAAATAATGGTAGTACCTATTTAAAAGTAAGACCATGGATGGAACTTACTGAAGAAGATTTTTACTTTATTAAATTAGATAAAGTTTTAACAATGACAGAAACAAAGAATAAAAAATTAATTGAGTTATATAATAATTATCTTGAAGATGACGATACTGGTGGTACTAATACATATTCATCTATAAGTACATATAATCCATCTGGACAAGTAAGTGTTAATGAGCAAAATGGTTATATCACATCTGTAGAATCTGCTAGAGAAACCTTAGAAAAGATATTTAAAGGTATTAAAGAAAGTTAATTTGAAATATCTTTAAGAGTGTTTTAGTAGTATCTATATTATTATCTTTAACGGGAACAAACCTAGTCTACTGTTGTTTGGATGTTTTGTCAAGCCCCCTAAGAGTATGCTATAATATACTTATAAAGAACCATTAAACAACAGATCAATGCCAAAGAAAAAGTCTGAACATTACGTAAATAATAAAGATTTCCTAGAAGAAATTATAAATTATAGGGCAAGAGTATCTACACACTTTATAAAACAATACGGCAGAGAACCAACAAAAGAAGATAGATCGAAGCGTTGGGAAGGAAAACCTCCAATTACAAACTATCTTGGAGAATGTTTTTTAAAGATTGCAACTCATCTATCATATAAACCTAATTTTGTCAATTATATGTTTAGAGAAGATATGATATCTGATGGCATTGAAAATTGTGTTCAGTATATTCATAATTTTGATCCAGAAAAATCTAAAAATCCTTTCGCATATTTTACACAAATTATTCATTTTGCCTTTTTGCGTAGAATTGGTAAAGAAAAAAAGCAGTTGGAAATCAAAACTAAAATTATTGAAAAGACTGATTATAATGAAGTTATGATGGTTGATGATAGTTTATTAATGGGAAGCAAATCTGATTATAATACTATTAAAGATAATATCACTTATAGAAATCAAAGTCGTTAAATGAAAGTTGCAATAATAACAGACACACACTATGGATTTAAAAGAGGAACAAAATCTGTTTGTGATTATTTTGAAAAATTTTATAAAGACATCTTTTTCCCAACATTAGAAAAAGAAGGTATTACTACAGTTATTCATATGGGTGATGCTTTTGATAGTCGTAAAGGAATTGATTATCAAAGTCTTGATTGGGCTAAAAGAGTAGTATTTGATCCTCTCAGTAAGTATGATGTCCATATGTTGATAGGTAATCATGATACATATTACAAAAATACTAACAGTGTAAATTCTCCAGAATTATTACTTAAAAATTATAAAAATATTAAAACATATAGTGTTGCAACAGAAGTCAATATTGGAGATTTAAATATACTATTCATTCCATGGATTAATGAAGAAAATGAAAAAGAAACTTTTAAACTTATTGAAGATACAAGTAGCATATGTGCGATGGGGCATCTTGAACTCTCAGGATTTAGAGTTAATAATCAAATCGTCATGGAGAATGGTTTTTCAAGCAAGTTATTTAAGAAGTTCAAAAAGGTCTACTCCGGTCACTATCACACTAGATCGGATGATGGACGAATCTATTACTTGGGCAATCCCTATGAGATGTTTTGGTCAGATGTCGGTGATAGGAGAGGATTCCACATCTTTGATACAGAAACTTTAGAACATGATCCAGTAGATAATCCTTATACAATGTTTCATCTTATTACTTATGACGATGAACCTGCTTCTCTTTTTGATGCTAGAGGATATAAAGATAAAATTATCAAGGTTGTAGTTAAAAATAAAAAAAGACCAAATGAGTTTGATAAGTTCTTAGATAAAATTTATAGTTCTGGAGCACAAGAAGTTAAAATTGTAGAAAACTTTCAAATTCTTGAGACTGATGAAAATTTTGTTGCAGAAGATGAAGAAAATACAATCAATATTTTGAATAGATATATTGACGAATCTGAAATTAATTTAGATAAATTATTAGTTAAAGAAATTTTTCAAGATCTATATCGAGAAGCACACGAGGTTGAATAGATGTATCTTCTTACTTTAAAAGGTAGACAAGATGATGGGGCATATGCAGTTGCCGACAAATATGGACAAAAAGTTCTATTTTTATTTGAAGAAGAGGATGATGCAGAAAGATATGCTCTTTTACTAAAGGAAGATCCTGAATACGAAAAAGATATGGAAATAGTTGAAGTAGATGATGATATTGCAATAAAAACATGTAAAATGTATAATTACAAATATACTGTAGTCACTCCAAACGACATTATTATTCCTCCTAAATTATGATAACTTTTAAAAAAATTAGATGGCGCAATTTCTTATCTACCGGACAACATTTTACTGAAATTAATTTCCAAAAAAATAATACTAATTTGATTATCGGAACAAATGGGGCAGGAAAATCTACAGTGCTTGATGCACTGACATTTGTTCTTTTCAATAAACCATTTCGTAAAATTAATAAACCACAATTAGTCAATACAACAAATGAAAAAGAATGCCTAGTTGAGATTGAGTTTGCAATTAATGCGAAAGAATATGTAATAAGAAGAGGAATTAAACCTAATGTTTTCGATATTATAATTGATGGAGAAAAATTAAATCGAGAAGCAGATGATCGATCTATGCAGAAAGTTTTAGAAGAAAATGTTCTTAAATTAAATTACAAATCATTTACTCAGATTGTAATTCTTGGTAGTAGCACATTTGTTCCATTTATGCAACTATCATCTACAAATCGTAGAGAAGTTATTGAAGATCTTCTTGATATTAGGATTTTTTCTAATATGAATTCTTTAGTTAAGGAAAAAATTAAAGAAGAAAAAAATATTATAAAAACCTTAAAATTAAAAGAAGAATCTTTGCTTGATAAAGTGACGATGCAACAAGAGTTTATTGAAGAACTTGAGAGTCGTGGTAATGCAAATGTAAAATCTAACAGTGATAAAATCACTAAGTTGGATAATGAAGTTGAAGTTTATATGAGAGATAATGCTGTCATAGAAGAAGACATTCATAAATTTACAAAGGAACAAGAAGAAGTTATTGGTGCTCATAAAAAGTTATCAAAACTAAACAATCTTAAAGGAAAAATTTCCCAAAAGGTTGCTACTATTACCAAAGAGTATAACTTTTTCACAGAAAATACGGTCTGCCCTACCTGCACACAAGATATCAAAGAAGAGTTTCGTGTAAATAGAATTAGTGACGCTCAAAATAAAGCAAAGGAACTCAAAAAAGGTTATGAAGATCTTGAAGAAACAATCAAGTTCGAACAGGAACGAGAGCGTCAATTCAATACCTTATCTAAGGAGATTATAAACTTAACGCATGGCATTTCTCAAAATAATATTAAGATCTCTGGATGTCAACGACAAATCAGAGATTTGGAATCGGAAATTCAAAGAATTACCGATCAATTTGCAAACAGAAATACTGAGCATGAAAAGTTAGCAGAATTTAAAAAATCTCTTCAACAAGTAATTCAAGATTTGGGAAATAATAAAGAAAAAATTCTTTATTATGATTTTGCTCATTTTTTGTTGAAAGATGATGGTGTTAAAACAAAAATAATTAAAAAGTATCTTCCTCTTATAAATCAACAAGTTAATCGATATCTTCAGTTGATGGATTTCTTTATTAATTTTCATCTTGATGAGGAATTTAATGAATCGGTTAAGTCTCCAATTCATGAACATTTTTCGTATTCGTCATTTAGTGAAGGTGAAAAAATGAGAATTGATTTAGCTTTACTTTTTACGTGGAGAGAAGTTGCACGAGTCAAAAATTCAATCAATACGAATTTATTGATTATGGACGAAGTATTTGATTCTTCTCTGGATGGATTTGGAACAGAAGAGTTTCTAAAAATTATTAGGTATATAATTAAAGATGCAAATATTTTTGTGATATCTCATAAAGGCGGACTTGAAGATAAGTTTGAAAATGTTATGAAATTTGAAAAAGTAAAGGGATTTAGTAAAGCATTATAATATAATGAGATTATTAGATTGAACAAATTGTAATCTATGTTAGAATCTAAATACTATCAATTAGGATTTTAACTTTATGCTATCTACTGCATATCGTCTTCGGTTAGAATTTATTTGTAAATGTATTGCAAATAAGGAAGAGGTGAAACTTGATGATATGGTATGGGCACAGAAACTTGCGAAAGCAAACACAACTGCCTATGAAATGTTGAAAAAAGCAAGAAGACAATCTTCACAAGAAATTGAAGAGGGTAGTATGGATGATTTTATGAATAGGATGGGGTTAGGTGACCCGGACCCATCCAATTATAAGACGGGATTTGGATCTGCTGATGAGATTGCAGATTGGTTTAATCATGAAAAAAGGGATGATTGGAGGCAACGTGACTAAGAATAAAATACTTGTATTGGACGATATAATTTCCGAATCTGATTGTAAATATTTGATTAGTTTATATGAGGAAAAGGGACCAACTCATGAGTGGTCAGGCACATATCCAATGTCAATAGGTAATTGTCCAATTTCACAAAAAATTCATCCATTTATATTCAAAATTCAAGATTCTATAAATGAATATAAAAATTTGAATGTTAAAGTTGATTGGTGTGAAATTGTAAAATGGCCTGCAGATTCTTTTAAGCAAGATCATTATGATTCATCATCAGACCAAACTGTTTTTGCTTCCATCGCATATCTAAATGATGATTATTCTGGTGGAGAAACTTATTTGGTTAATGATTTGGTTGTCAAACCTAAAAGAGGAAGAGTTATTGCTTTTGATGGACAACAATATTTGCATGGAGTAAGTCGTGTAAGTGCTGGTGATAGATATACAATAGCAATTTGGTATAAGTAAACTTTAAGTAATAAAAAAATGCAGGCAGTAATTTACAGCAACGGAAGTCAAGAGTGTGAGAGAATG